GGGGAAGCCGTGAAAGCCGATGAAATCCTTCCCGCAAACCAGCAATCCATACTCGACGCGCAAAAAGCGGATATATTTTCAACGTTTCATTGCGTCCAGATAGGCAAAATTGAGAAAGTAACCGCCGCAGAGCAAACGGTAGAAGTGACTTTGCAAATAAAACGCCCAGCTGCGGATGGGACCAGCTCGGCAATTCCCCTCTTGGTAGACGTTCCTTACATGGTTTTGCAGGGTGGCGGGTCATATATTGATTTACCGATTGCCAAGGGAGACTATTGCATCGTACTTTTTAATGATCGGGATATTGACACATGGTGGTCAACTGCCAACATGTCCGATCCCTCTAGTTCCAGGAAACACGATTTATCGGACGGGATCGCGATTGTAGGACTCAATCCGAAGACGAAACCGCTACCCATGCAAGGCGCAACAGTGGGAATCATAGGCGGTCCAAACAAAATAAACCTTGAAAATAGTACAGGGAAGTTTGACCAGTGGATGGCTGATTTTATCGACGCTATTGTCGGTATTAAGACCTTTGGAAGTCCTCCCTCACATACGTTGACCCCTGATACCATATCAAAGTTTACCGCATTAAAAACACGCGCCGGAAATCTTTTTGGAGGTTCTTAAATGGCAGTCGTTCAGGCAACAATAAAAGCCGCGCTTGATGCGCTTTCCGTGACGATGAAAACAGCGCCAATGTCGGATTCTGATTATAATAACGCCTTGGCTGGAATTATCAGGAATGCTATATTGTCGGCGTCTTTATCGGTTCCTGGAACGGGATTAACCTCACCTTCAGGGGCGGTTACGGGAAGTTCAACAACAGGGAGCCTTTCATGAAAACTCGAGCACTCGACAGCTTAAAAGACTGGCAATTCGGCCGCGGGTTACAATCCTACGTTACGGAAAAAAATGCGCTCAATCAAAATATTTCTACCAGATTAAAGTCATGGAAAAGTGACTGTTTTTTTGCGATGGACGATGGCGTTGATTGGCAAAATTTCCTCGATATCGGTAAAAAAAACTATCTTGACGTTGATATTAAACGGGTCATTTTACAAACAGAGGGCGTATTGCGAATATCGGCATATACAAGTACACTGGATACAGACAATCGCAGGGTTACTATATCGGCGACGGTCTCAACCATTTACGGGTCTATTACTATTTTGGAGGGGTTATGAGCGATACACTCGACAGAACAGGCTTAACATTAAAAACCCTCCCCGAACTGACAACCGAATTACAGGACGGGTATAAAGCCGTTTACGGCGATGATATCAATCTTGCTTCCGATACCCCTGATGGTCAGATAATCGGCATACAGGCGCAAGAGGCGATCGATTTAAGGGAAGTATTGCGCGATATAAACACTTCGTTTGACCCCGATCAGGCGCAAGGGCTGGCTCTTGACCAACGGTGCGCACTGAATGGGGTTAAACGTAACGGGGGAACCTTTACCGTTACTCCGGTTGATATTACCGTTGACCGTTCGGTAACCCTTAAAGGCTTGGATACTGACTCAGAAAACGTCACTATCCCGAAAGGCGTGTACACAATAAAAGATAATGCTGGGACTCAATTTGTTTTGGTTGATTCCACAACCATATCAACGGGACTGCACGCCCTTTCCTTTCGTGCTTCTTTATTGGGTGCGGTTCAAGTCACTATCGGAACGATTACAACGCCCGTGACAGCCATTGCAGGCGTTACCACAATCATAAACAGCGCGAGTATTACCAATCAGGGTGTGGACGAAGAGACCGACGCTGCGCTCCGAGTGCGTAGGGAACGGTCGGTATCGGGACCGTCTCAAGGGTATACCGATTCTATCGAAGCGGCTATTCTGGAAGTCGCCGGGGTCACCGCGTGTATTTGTGACGAAAACGTTGGAGATACAACCGATTCAGCGGGAATTCCCCCGCATTCAATCTGGGTTATTGTTGAAGGTGGCGCGGACGCCGATATAGCGCAGGCCATTTACGCGACACGCTCGGCGGGTTCTGGTATGAAAGGCTCGACGATTGTAGCCGTAACTCGTCCAAACGGGCGCACAATAGATATTAAATTCGACCGATCCGCGACAGAAAACCTCTGGGCGAAATTCAATGTACTTGTCATTGGTGGCGGGACAATTGATAAAGATAATCTTAAAACCCTTATCGTACAGAACATTTTCTATGAAATTGGAGAATCCGCTTCCGGTGATAAAATTACTTGTTACGTGAAAGACCTCAATCAAAAGTATCAGGTAACGGGTATGCTCTTGTCGTCAGATAATGCCACATGGCTGGAAGTTGTCTCGCTTGCTTCGGTTGCGAATAAGTTCCAGTTAGCAACCTCAAGGATTACTATTTCATGAGCCAAAATACGGCACTTACAGAATACTATAAAAACCTTCTCATAATGCAATACCGCGATAAAGTGAAAGCTCTGGGACATATTGATAATGTCGTTCGCGCAGGCATGATTTTTGATATTATGATTGCCGTTCGTGACGGGTATAACATAGAAACAGCCGTCGGAGCGCAGCAGGACGTTTTGGGACGCATTCTTGGCGTGTCTCGCACAATAACAGGGACAACCTTCACGCGTGCGTATTACGGCTATGCTCTGTATGGAGACACTGCGCCTTTCACCTTCAAGCCGATGATGCTTTATGGTTCGGTGGCGCCTGATGTCCAATTCCGAAATTACACGGAAGGCGAACAGTCCCTGTATGATTTAACGGACGAAGAATATCGTATAATTCAAAAATTAGCCGTCGTTCGTAATATGTCAAATGCCTCGGTAAAAAGCATAGATGATATATTAAACGTTCTCTTTGGCGCTGAGTGTTATTTCATGGATCGTATGAATATGACCATTGTCTCTTATATGGTCGGCGCTAAATGGTCGCGTATATTCCAGATTGCTAAGTCTTCCGGATTATTGCCGAATCCTGCCGGGGTGGGAACTTCCTTGGTTGTCGTTCCGGATATAAATAATATTTTTGCGTACTCACTTTATGGCGGGGGAAAACCGGCGTTCGCGGTGGGGTATGGCGGTTATCCTTATTTAAAAGACTTTACGGCTATTGGTGGAGTTTTTCGGCAATGGTATGGAATAACCAGCGATCCTTCAGGAAATGTTTGGGCTGTTGATTTTGATGGAGATATCTATAAATGTCCTTTCGGTTCAACAACCTTTACAGCTATCGGTGGAGTTTTTCGCTTATGGCGAGGAATAACCAGTGATCCTTCAGGAAATTTGTGGGCTACAGTTTATAATGGAGATATTTATAAATGTACTGTAGGGTCAACTACCTTTACAGCTGTTGGTGGTACACCAAGAACTTGGTATGGAATAACCAGTGATCCTTCAGGAAATATATGGGCTGTTGATTTTGGTGGAGATATCTATAAATGTCCTTTCGGTTCAACAACCTTTACAGCTATCGGTGGAACTTCAAGGGCTTGGGCTGGAATAACCAGTGATTCTATAGGTACTATTTGGGCTACAGAATCTGGTGGAGATATTTATAAATGTATTGTAGGGTCAACTACCTTTACGGCTATTGGAGAAACGCACAGGAATTGGCAAGGAATAACTAGTGATTCTATAGGTACTATTTGGGCTACAGAATCTGGTGGAGATATTTATAAATGTATTGTAGGGTCAACTACCTTTACGGCTATTGGAGAAATCTCAAGGGCTTGGCGGGGGATAAATGTTGATCCTTCGGGAAATGTTTGGGCTGTTGTTTATGATGAAGACATCTACGAATCAGTTTTTACTCACAATACAAAAGGCTGCATGGCCTCTTATTCTTAACGAATTATTTTTAATATAGGAGAGATAATATGTCATTATTAGCACGGGTTCATCAAAAGATTTTTGGGAGCACAGGCGCAACGGGAGAATTCGGAAAGTTCGGGTCGGATTCTTTAGGTAGTCCGGCAACGACAAAAGACCTGACTCTCATTCAGTCTTTATCAACGTTCGCCTCGGGTCTTTTTTCCGCGACCAATAACGCGAACGAGCCTCCGCGCATTCAGGACATAAACGGTCTTTATCTTTTGTTTACCTCTCAATTGGCCTATTATTTCCAAAACGGTATACCGGAATGGGAAAACCTTCAGGAATATTACGCCGTGATTTCTTATTGCCAACGCGCAGGGGTCATTTACCGATCGGTCACTGGTACGGACGGAAGCCCGCAAACGGGACACGATCCCGCGACCGATGACGGAACGTATTGGGAAGCCGGAGATTCTTCTCTTCGTCAGTTAAAGTTCGACCTCGACCGGTTGGGTTTTTCAGGATATGCCCTGTACACGGATAAATACCTCAGGGACAAGTTGACGATTTCGCGCCGGTTTGCTATAGGGGATTATGTTGTCGGCGGTCTCACAAAAACGCCCACGGCTTTTGCGGACGCACAATCAACCGCTCATCCGACATACCCGGAGTACTGCCCGCTTATCCCGATTCATGACGCGAATCACGATCTAACAACCACGCAAACGCCTCAATGGGTAATAGATAAATTCCTTGCAGAAAAAGTATCTCTTGCAGGAACGACAAGCTGGACGGCAACACTTGCAACGGGCGTTTTAACTTTCGGAGTGGGTGCGGCAAATGACTTGTTTTTAGCCTTTCTCCAGGAACAGGGATATGTTAACCGCTGGTATGTAAGTGAATCTGCTGGCTGGCTTGCTTCAGGCGTTCTTTTTACCGGTGCACGGCAACAGGCTTTGACTATTGGCGGCGTTCATTATGCGATTGCTTCAATGGCTTTCGGGTCGAGGACAATAACTCTTGCAACATATCCCGCGAACGGTTCTGTATCAGTCGAGTTTCACCCTTACGCAATCGGGGGGAGTTTGACCAGCTTTAGGCTCAGAAGGATATCAGGGGAGGCGCTGGTCGCGGCAGGAGATATCACGGGTGAGGTGGGAGTTGGTTCGGCGAGGATGTATAGACTTTTGGGGCATTGGCATCAGTTTTATGCATATGGTAATGATGGTCAAGCCGGAGGATCACGAGTCTCAAATAGCTCATCAGTTGCAAATGATATAATCATAAGCCAAAATATTATTAGAGGGGCGATATCTGATACGTCAAACTCCCTCGTAACCGGTAAATCGAACGATCCGCGCACGGCTGGTGTTGCCGTTTACGTTAATGTCGGTGTATTACTGGCAACAACGTATACAACGGCGGTCTAGTTTTTTATATAAACAATACCATAAAGTAATAATATTTATTATTTTATGGTATATTTTTAATTAATGTAGTATACTGTATTTAAGGAGATAACAAATGGCAAAGAAAATATTAAAGCATTTTTGCATTTATAACACGCAAACACGGGAAATAATGAACGTCAGGACGGTTGACGTTACAACCAAGGTAAGCGAAGAATTGGGCGACTGGTTCGATGTTTACCCGAAAGAAGAAAGCGAACCGCTTCTTTGGGAATACGAAAAAGCTCGGTATGAAAAAGGCGCTCAAGGTCTTGGCTCTGCGAATGGATGGTGCGCGTATTGCGGAGACGAAGCGTTTACATGGGAAATGTTTGATGCCGAAAAGGCAAAGGAAGGTACAGTATGAAAAAGATTTTAATTATTTTTGCTCTTGTTTTGATTCTTGCAGGATGCAAACAAGTAACTGATTCTATCAGTAGCGAAATACCGACGGTAACTACAGAAACAACGGAAACAACTCCCGTAGTCGCTCCCGAAACTCCCGCAGTTACCCTCCCCGTAACAACTCCAACGGCAGAAGTAAAACCTTATTACGTTAAAAACTCGAAATGGGTGGACGTTGATATCACAAAACTGATGCCCGCAAAAAGCGCCCGTTCGGCCGTTTCTGAACCGTCTTTGGATGACGCTCTCGTAATTGTCGCAAACTATAACGCTGCAAATAATGACGATCAACTTCGATTGGATACGACTGACATACCAATTACGGAAGCGCCTGATGTTGATGTTTATTACGCTCAAGCCGTTAATGGGTATTATGTTGTTATAGAACATTACATTGTAAATAGAGTTTGGTTTTCAGGATATGAAGCTAATTATAGAAATGAAGCAATAAGCCTTGGCTATGTTTTATTTATTGACAAAGTTCCCGAAATAGTACCCCCTCCTCCACCGGTCGTAATTGATACTCGTACACCTCATGAAAAATACGCTATTTACATGATAAATAAATATGACAAGATAGTAATATTTGAGGGTTATAAGTATGAGCAGCATGTCGATGAAATATGGGATTCTCTAAGCGATGAAATCAAGGCAGGATATAACAACGACATCAACGTTCTTTTTAATTCTCGCCTTGCAGGATTTCAAAAGGAAAGCAATTATACTTTTCCTGAAGATGCCCCTTGGCGCGTAGTTTCCGGCCAAATTTACGTCGAACCGGTAGACCCACCGCCGGAGGATACTCCCGCAGAGTAGTTACCATACAAGCAAGTCTTCAGGCTTGCTTTTTTTTTATTTATAGCATAAAATTAAATCATATATCGTATATTATCTTTTTAGTTTATGGGAGAGAATAGCAATGGGAAGACCAAAAGGCGCAAGCGGGCCATATAAAGTAGATGATGAAAAAATGACATACCCGATCAGGTTCGTGGTAACAAAAACAGAACTTAATTTGTTGGATGCACGGGTGAAATTCTTAGGATTAACCCGGTCAAAATACTTCCGTACCCTCATGGTCGGGGATATTACAAAGAATGTTTGAGACAACAGCTTGTTTAATAGCAAGGATCAGGCAGGATATCGCTACAAGGCGCGTACCGACAGCTGAGGTATTGCGCCTGTGCGAACGAACTGAAGCGATATTGGCGTCTTCAATAAAACTGGAAGAGGCTTTGCACGGGGCTTTGAAAATAATCGAATCCCGACAAGAAAAGGCTTGACAACTTTTTAATTTATGGTATACTAATTAAGTAATGTGTTTCTGCCCCTGAGTGCGCCGTTGGCGAGGGAGGGGGCCACCAAGGAATAGATAGGTATTTGCAAGAGAGGGTTTCTGATAGACGTCCAGCGACCTGATGCAAGGGTGTTCAATTCGCCCCTATTCCATAGCTTCCCTACCCATTAAAACGGGTTCAAGCTTTTTCGGTCTGATGATATGAGAAGGGATAACAGCCGAACGTCAAGGTATACGACGTTAAAAGTAGAGATGCACTACCAGCCGGTATGCCAGCATTCGCAACTCCCTAATGCGTGAAAGAGGGGCCAATTAAGCGC